AAAAAGCTTGACAAAGATAGTCAAAAGAAATAAAATAAAAAGGGGTAGGCAGGAGGCCATACCCTCTACCATATATATATATACATTCTCAAAAATTTTTAGAAGTTTTTGAATTGTCAAGCCTGGGGGAAATACTTTTAAAAGCGGCTCACCTTTTAAAAGTTTTAGAAGTTATAGTATATTAATAATAATTATTATAAATATATTGCAGTATATAGTATATAGTATATATTATATAGTAACCCCGGCAGGGGTGTTACTACAGTATAGGTATGAATTTTAAATCTGTCAAGAACTTTTTGTAAAAAAACTTGACAAATACAACATTCAACCCTATACTACTGCCCATGACTACATATTTACCTAAAAAATCTACTGAGCGTTCTCTTACTGAGAAGCAAGAAAAGTTCTTGGACTGTCTAATCCAAACGGGAGGTGATCCAAAAACAGCAGCAGCACTAGCGGGTTATGCTGAAGGAAGCTACTTACAAGTTATTAAATCGTTAAAATATGAAATAATTGAGTTAGCCTCTCAGATCCTTGCTCAGTCTGCACCTAAAGCAGCTATGAAACTAGTCCATGTTATGGAATCTGATGAACCTATGCCACAGGCTAATGTTAAACTGCAAGCTGCTCAAACGATCTTAGATCGAATTGGATTGTCTAAAACTGATAAATTAGACGTAAACATAGAAGCTGATAACGGAGCCTTGTTTATACTACCAGCTAAAACTGTATATGAAGTTACCTAAAACTAAACCAAGAAAACAAGGTACTGCTCCATTTGCTTATGATACTGACTTAGAAAATAATCAGTTTGTTCGTAATGAAGCTAAATATAAAGTTTTAAAAAATGTAGTAGAGGGCATTGTAGCAGGTTCTATTAAATCTATCCGCGAGGGTAGGTTATTTTTTGAAGCTAAAGGTTACAGTATATCTGTACAAAGCCTTTCAAAATATGTAAAAGAAGAAAGAGAAAATACAGGTGCTAGAAGTAAATATAATTACCACAGCACTAATAAAGCAAAAATAAAAGCTAGGCAAGAACTAAGAGCTAAACAAGATAAAGTTCAAAAGCTTCAAGAACAGTTACAAGGAGCTAAGAAATCTTTAGAGTCTAAAACTAAAACTTTAACAAAGCTTGATGAAGATTCTGATAAAGAAACTATTGCTGGTAAAATTGTAACTGATGAAGATATTGAAAGCTTATCACCAACCGTACAAGAAGCTGCTAAAAAAGAAATTATATTTGAACCTAATGCAGGTCCACAGACAGAATTTCTAGCAGCCGCAGAAACAGATGTACTGTATGGTGGTGCAGCAGGTGGTGGTAAATCTTATGCGATGTTAGTAGATCCATTAAGATACTGCCATAGACCTGCACACAGGGCTTTAATTTTGAGAAGGTCTATGCCAGAGCTTAGAGAACTTATTGACAAGTCTCGCGAGCTTTATCCTAGAGCTTTTCCTGGCTGTAAGTTTAGAGAAGTAGAAAAAATATGGAACTTCCCTTCTGGTGCTAAACTAGAGTTTGGGTTCCTAGAAAGAGATGCAGATGTATATCGCTATCAGGGACAAGCATACTCATGGATTGGGTTTGATGAGATTACTCATCTTAACACAGAGTTTTCTTGGAACTACTTAGCATCTCGATTACGTACAACAGATCCTGAGATAACGCCTTATATGCGTTGTACAGCTAACCCAGGAGGGGTTGGTGCTAGTTGGGTAAAGAAACGATATGTTAGTCCAGCAGAACCTAGCACAAGTTTTGTAGGGGATGATGGGCTAACAAGACGTTTTATACCTGCTAGATTAGAGGATAACCCTTATTTAGCATACGATGGACGTTATGAGCAAATGCTCAATGCACTTCCAGATGTTCAACGTAGGCAGCTTTTAGAAGGCAACTGGGATGTTACAGAGGGTGCTGCATTTACTGAATTTGATTTAGATGTGCATGTTATACCTCCTTTTGAAATCCCCATAAGCTGGGAAAGAGTTAAGGGTATTGACTATGGTTATGCTTCAGAAAGTGCATGTGTTTGGGCTACTGTTGATCCTGATGACAACACACTAATAGTTTATAGAGAACTATATAGGAAAGGTCTAACAGGAGAAGAGTTAGCAGTTATGATCACTAATATGGAACTTGAAGATCCGTATAGCGTCCAAGGGGTTTTAGACACAGCCGCTTGGAATAGAACAGGAACTACAGGACCAACAGTAGGGGAAACTTTACAAAAAGCTGGTCATAAACTAAGAAGAGCAGATAAAAATAGAATACAGGGGAAAATACAAATACATGAGTATTTAAGAGTTCAACCTAATGGTAGACCAAAATTACAAATTTCTACTAGTTGTCCTAATTTAATACGTGAATTACAAAGTATACCTCTAGATAAAAGTAATCCTGAAGATGTTGATACACATGCTCAGGATCATGCTTATGATGCTTTACGTTACTTAATTATGTCAAGACCTAAGGTTAATGACATTTTTAGTAAGTTTAGAAATTTAAGAATGGAACAAGCTTACACACCAGCAGATGCTGAATTTGGATATTAAAGGAGAAAACCACTATGTCAAATCAAGTTGTAGATATTAGAGATACAGGACGTAACTCTGCAAGGACAGGGGATGTTCGTGATCTTTCTGATAATGTAATTACTTCAGCAACCTCAACTACCACAGGAACCATTGCTGTTACAGCAGATGCAACCTATGATGTTAGTTTTACACAACCTGCTGACACTTCAATTAAAAATCTTATTATGATTGCTAATGGTAACTTGGTTACTGCTGGTGCATCAGGAGATGACATTGACTTTGATTTGGGAACAGCCGCAGGTGGTGGTCAAATTATTGATGAAAAAGCTATTGCAGATGATGGTGGATCTGCTGTAACTATTACAGCTAATACGCCTCTTTACATTATTGCTAATGGTATTCCAGCAGCAGCTAATGCTTTTTCAACCATGAGTGGTGGTCCTGCTACATCAGAGGCTATGACTCTATCAGCGTCACTATATAGCTCTGCTGCACGTACTTTGCATATACGACTCAAGCCCCTTGCTAATGACTTGGCTACCGCAGCTACTACAGCTACGTTTATTATTGAGTTTCAGCATCTTGGTGTAACTCCTGACTAAGGAGAATAATTAGTGGCTGAAGAAAACACATTAACAGCTAATGAGCTTTACTTTGAGAAAGTTGAAGATGAACAAGGTCTTCAACTTACTCTTGAAGAAAACCTTAGAAAAAATCTTATTGGTTTAATTAATGATCGCTATTACTCATCAGAAACAGCAAGAGACTTAGATGAGAGTCGCTGGCTAGATGCTTATCATAATTATCGTGGTCTTTATTCTAAAAATGTAAGATTTCGTGAATCTGAAAAATCCAGAGTTTTTGTAAAAGTAACTAAAACAAAAGTCCTTGCAGCTTTTGGACAACTAGTAGAAGTTATTTTTGGCTCTGGTAAATTTCCTATTGGCGTATCAGAAACAAAAGTTCCTGAAGGTGTAGCTGAACATGCTCACTTGGATATTAATAATCCTGCGCCAGGGATTGAAACAAGTGCTAGTGAAGAAGAAGGAGAAATTGAAAACCCTTTTGATGTTGGTTATGAAGGTGACGGAAGAACTCTAAAAGCTGGAGCTACTTATGGTTCTGGTAAGTTTGAAGTTGTTAAGCCTATTGATGTACAAGCAGAAGAAGCAGGAATGCTTAAAGAAAATCTTGTACCAGCCGCAGAAGCTTTGGAAATTAATCCTGCTCAAAAAGCTGCTAGGCGAATGGAAAAACTTATTCATGATCAAATAGAGGAGTCTAATGGAACTAGTGAACTTCGTAATGCGCTTTTTGAAGCTGCCTTATTTGGCACTGGAATTATTAAAGGGCCGTTTAATTTCAATAAAACATTACATCGTTGGGAAAATAATGGCGAATCAAGGGACTACGTTCCTGTTGATGTACGTGTTCCTCGTATTGAGTTTGTCAGCATTTGGGATTTTTTTCCAGACCCAAATGCCACAAGTATATCAGAATGTGAATACGTCATTCATAGACATAGACTTAATAGGACGCAACTGAGAGGTCTAGGAAAGATGCCTTATTTCGATAAGGAGTCTATTAGAAACTGTCTTAGGATGGGACCAAACTATGTTGAGAAGGGATACGAAAACGAACTAAGAGATAATCCTACCTCAGAAGAATCAGGTCAGTTTGAAGTAATAGAATACTGGGGAGTAATGGATGCTGAATACTGTCGGCAAGTTGGCATGGAACTTGCAGAAGATATTGATGACTTAGATGAAGTACAGATAAATGCTTGGATTTGTAATGGAGAACTTTTAAGAGCCGTAGTAAATCCTTTTACACCTTTTAGAATCCCTTATCAAGCTTTTAGTTACGAAAAGAATCCTTATAGTTTTTTTGGTATTGGTGTAGCAGAAAACATGGATGACTCTCAAAAGATTATGAATGGTCATGCAAGAATGGCTATTGATAATCTTGCTTTGTCAGGATCGCTTGTATTTGATGTAGATGAGACTGCTCTTGTAGGTGGTCAGTCTATGGAAATTTATCCAGGTAAAGTATTTAGAAGGCAAGCAGGTGTACCAGGAACTGCTATTAATGGCTTGAAGTTTCCTAATACATCTCAAGAAAATATGATGATGTTTGACAAGTTTCGACAACTTGCAGATGAACAAACAGGCATACCTAGCTACAGTCATGGTCAAACAGGTGTACAAAGCATGACACGTACTGCATCAGGTATGTCAATGTTGCTTGGAGCAGCTTCGCTTAACAACAAAACGGTTATAAAGAATTTAGATGATTTTCTTTTGAAACCTTTAGGAGAGGCATACTTCCAATGGAATATGCAATTCCTAGAGTCTAAGTTAGATGTGACAGGTGATCTTGAAGTTAAGGCAACAGGCACTAACAGCTTAATGCAGAAAGAGGTGAGGAGTCAACGACTGACTACATTCTTACAAACAGTACAGAATCCAGCAGTAGCTCCTTTTGTTAAAATTAATAAGCTTATTAGTGAGCTTGCTTACAGTTTAGATCTAGATCCAGATGAACTTCTGAATGATCCTGAAGAAGCCGCTATTATGGCACAAATTATAGGAATGCAAAATGCTGGACAAAACACTGGCGCGGAAGCTGGCCCCACTGGTCAAGAATCCGGAGGTATGGGAGCCGCTGAAGGAGTACCTCCAGGCGCTCAAGAACTTGGAGCTACAGGTACTGGTGGGGGCAACATCGGAATTGGAGGTGTTCCGCAGCCAGGGGAAGGTGAGTTCGCTGGAACGCCTAGAGCAGTTGAAGGTTAATGTTGAACAAATGATGGAGTCTAAGGAATGAGTAGTAGTTTATTAAATTCTGTAGAGCGTGAAAAAACTAGTCCTAAAGGCTTTGCTCCTATAAGTAACACAGATAGGAAAGAATACTTTCAATTACAAGATGCTTTACAAGATGGAAGTAAAACTCCTGAAGAACTAACTCAAGCAGATAGAGATTTAATAAAAATGGTAGAAGCTGTTTTAGAAGCTGAAAGACAAGAAAGAGAGCCTAAAGTAAAAGGTGGTAAGTTTCCAGATCTTACAGGTGATGGAGAAGTTACTCAGGCAGATGTCCTAAAAGGTCGTGGAGTATTTAATGAAGGTGGCTCTATGCTTTTACCACCAGAACTACAAGAAACGCCTGTAGACACTTATACACCTGAAGACCAAGCAAACGCAGAAGCAACACAAGTTTCTGACGATATGATGGAAGAAGAGTATGTTGATTACATAATCAATGAATCATTAGATGATGATGAACAGAATTATTTAGCAGAAGCACTTACAAACGATCCAAGACTTTCAGATATTATGGATAAAGTATTTGTTACTGCTAGTGAGTTTACTGGTTCTGGAGAAGTAGAAGGACCAGGAACGGGAGTATCAGATTCTATCCCCGCTAGACTTAGCGATGGAGAATTTGTTATGACCAGAAAAGCCACTGATCAAATTGGCGCAGACAATCTCCAACGTATGATGGATGATGCTGAACGTGCCTATGATGGTGGTCTACAGTCGATGGCTGTTGGTGGAATGGTTGAAGATGAAGACCCAGAAAACATGAGTCAAACTGATGAGGAAATCAAAAAACTTATGATGGGTGCCAACCAAATGCCCAGCCTTCGTTAAATTTTACGGCTACCTTGATAAGCCAAGCCCCATATTTTTTTATAGGCCAAATAAAAGAATTATGGCTACCTTGCAAGACACAAGCCCCGTGAAGGAGAGAAGTTATGTCAGAACAAGAAGGAAACCCATACAACGCTAAGAAACCCTGGCACACGCCAGATAAGCCTACTATGGATAATGCAGATGGATTATTTTTTGCACCGCCTGAGGCCACCTCAGAAGAAGCACCTCAAGAGCAGGAAGCAGAACCATCTCACAATTATAAAAAACGATACGATGATCTAAAAAAACATTATGATCAGAAGATATCTGAATTTAAACAAAAAGAGCAAGAACTAGTTGCTCAAGCTAGATCTGCTCAACCTGAGTACGAACCTCCTAAATCTGTTGAAGAGTTGGAGGAGTTTAAAGATCAGTATCCTGATTTGTATAATACAGTTGAAACTGTAGCTCATTTACAAAGTCAACGTCAAGTATCTGAACTTGAGTCACAGTTGCAGTCTATGCGGCAACGTGAACATGAAGTTCTTCAAAGGGAAGCTGAAAATATTTTAAAAGATAGGCATCCAGACTTTGAAGATATTAGAGGTGATGAGACTTTCCATGAATGGGCAAAGGAACAACCTGAACAAATACAAGAATGGATTTATAATAATCCTGATAATGCTCTTTTAGCATCAAAAGCTATTGATCTTTATAAGCTTGAAAATGGCATAACTCAAACAAAACAGTCTAGAAAAAGACAGCAACAGTCTAAAGGCTCTGCCGCAGATATGGTATCAACCAAAACAACTTCTGTAGATGCGAAACAGCCTAAAATCTGGACTGAACGGGAAATCGCTGCTATGTCCCTAGATCAGTTTGATAAATATGAAGAGGATATTAAACAAGCTTTGTCTGAGGGTCGTGTGGTAGCAGCTTAACTTATGTTTTTATAGGAGTACATAAACATGGCTTTTAACCAATCAGACCAATTTTTTGAACCTAGCACAGATACTAATGCTAACTTTGGTAACTCTGTATCAGGTCAAACTAACTCATTCTTCCTGCCAAAGGTTTATTCCAAGCAGGTACTTAACTTCTTTCGTAAATCTTCTGTAGTAGAAGCAATTACGAATACTGACTATGCTGGTGAAATTGCAGCATTTGGTGATAGTGTTCGCATTATCAAAGAACCTGAAATTACTGTTTATCAGTATGAAAGGGGACAAGATGTAACTGCTACTAAACTGACTGACCAAGAGGTTACGTTGGTGGTAGATATTGCAAACGCATTTAAGTTTATTGTAGATGACATTGAAACAAATATGTCTCATGTAAACTTCCGTGATGTGGCAACTTCTTCAGCAGCTTACGCATTGCGTGATGCCTTTGATGCTGGCGTTATCGCTACGATGTTCTCTGGTGTTTCTTCTTCAAGTCCTAACCATGTTCTTGGTTCTGACAATGCTACTGACCTAGCTGCTGGTACTTTTGACGGTACTGGTAACTTGGACATTGGTTTTGCTGGCAGTGAGCATGATCCTATTGATGTGCTATCTCACATGGCACGTCTTTTGGATGAGCAAAATGTTCCTGAAGAAGGACGTTGGTTCTTGGCTAATCCTGAGTTTTATGAAGTTCTTGTACAAAGTTCTTCTAAGCTCTTGTCAGTTGATTACAATGCAGGACAGGGTTCCATCCGTAATGGTTTGGTAAGCTCTGGTAAGCTTCGTGGTTTTGATATGTACAAGACCAATAACATTGCCTCTACGTCTAACGCTGCTGGTAAATGTATTGCTGGTCATATGTCTTCCACCTGTACTGCACAAACTATTACCAATACTGAGGTCATTCGTGACCCTGATAGCTTTGGTGATATTGTTCGTGGTTTGCACGTATATGGTGCTAAAGTCCTTCGTGGCGAAGCACTTGTATCTGCTTTCTATGGTATTGACTAAACTAAAGAGGGGCTGCTTAGGTGGCCCCATCTTTTTTGGAGTATTATATGGCTCAACTAGGTTCTGAAGAAAAACCTTTTGTAATGTCCACAGGAACTATTGTTAGTACAAAAAGTAGACATAGGAGAGGATTTAACAAATCTGCTTATGATAAAAACTATGATCGTATATTTAAAAAAGATCCTTTGTTTAATAGACCAAAAACAGATTTTAA